AGATTTAGTATGTCTGGGTGGCATATTGATTAAGAGCCTCCCTTTTCTTTGATCTGCAATATCAGTAAATTCTTTAGCTATAATCTGATGATGGCCCCACTGACTTGGATCTTTTGATTTTCTACAAATAAAATCGGGCCAGACTTCTTGAACAAAAGCTAAAAAATTATCCTGACAAAGCTTTACATGCTGTATCCAAAGCTTTTCTACTTCGAGCCTCATTTGTTCTGTGGTCATTAGGTCTGTCTGCATAAGCTAATTATAACCACATCTAGACTTTTTGCTAGTATGTGCATCTATGAAATAGGATATATAAGAGGTTTTTGCTGTAAGCTGGGGCTTGTGCGTGGCGTGTGCTGGAAAGCATTAAAGCAGATTGCATCTTGAATTGAGCCTTGTAAATCATAGGCAAAAAAAATGCGACTTCCTTGTCGCATTAAACTTCTAGCAAGTTTTAAGACTAGCCTATTCTCTATCTCCTATTATTTTTTTCATTAATGGTGAGACACCTACAGCAATATCGTTCAACATATCTTGCGATTGTGCTGTACCTTGATATTTTAATAGGCTATCCATAATTACTTTTTCAAGTAATGCAGAAAATACAACATAGTTAACTTTATTATCTTCCATGAATTCTGCTACTTGCGATTCGTTAACTTCTGTTACTTGATTATTTACGAATGACACTAAGTCAAAATTATTATTTGGCATTACACACCCCCTTTAACTGTTAGCTCATTATATGATGTATAACTAGTATGAGCATTTACAATCTCATCTAATGTAGCTTTATTGATTGAATACTCACTAGCGATTGTCTCAATTACTTTTTTGTAATCTACTTTTTTTCTTTTTTGTGGTGTAACAAAAAGATTAACAGCTTGATTATCAACATTGATTGCAATTGAATTGCCTTTTGATTTTTCAATAATAGATAAAACATTTTTTCTGCTATCTTGCATTAATGACTTATCACTATCAAATTGAGTTTTGAAAGATACGAAAGATTGCAAATATTCTCTCTCACTTTTTTTAAGTAATGCAGTTTTAGTAACTACAAATTTTTGGTTAAGATTTTGTAAATTCATATTTTTACTCCTATTGGTTATTAATAAAAAACTTACCCTTATAATAGTACTCCTATTATCTCCCATGTCTACCTATATATAGCAAATAAGTGAAATTAATTTTATGCAGACATAGCAGGAATTTCTCAGGCAGGAAGCTCCCGTGTGTATGTATATATAAGATCCTCAACCCCCCACTCACGCAACGGCGGGACGGGGAACAGAGTATGGAAAGACGAGCTGTGGACGAAGCTGGTGTGTGCCCCGGTAACCTTCGGCTTTATATATAAAGATCAGAAATCGAGAGCACGCAGCGGCGGGACGGCGGGACTAAAAGAAATGTGCAGCGGTGAAGATCAGACCAAGCAAGAAGAGTCCTGGCATCCAAAACGCCAGGATCAGGAAGACGCAAGCGAGAAACATGAGTATGCCCATCACACATCGGCGTCGGGACGAGCTTCGCCATCAGCCTCAACCTTAGCATCAGACTCTGGCACCGGATCCTGGTGCTCCGGTATCTCTATGACCACGAAGCCATCACGCTCAGTCACAACGGCGTCGGGATTCAGCTGGAGCAATGTATCAATTAACGACATCTGTACCTCCCTTCACGGTTCTTGAGATCCTTTTTATCTTGCCAATCTAGAATGATCAGCAACACGAGAGCCACGGCCATGGCACCCAGTGCAAACCCAATAATAAACGTTGTTAGCATAATTCACCTCTTTTGTTGTTGATCAGAGCTTCAGTATCCCATGTCTTCCCATGACTGTCAACAGGATTATAGCAGGAGATGTTCCAGTGCCTGGTAACCTTCGTTTATATATAAGAACAAACCAAGGACAGACCTGCAACGGCGGGACGGCGGGAACAGACAAAAAAACCCCCGAGCCAAAGCCCAGGGGAAAAAGTGGGATTGTGTTAACTTAACCGATAACCAACCCCTTCGAGACGGGAGACGGGGGTGTATTGTCTCCCAATGAAATCCTTTTCAGTCCTAACTTACCTTTAACATATCTCAAAGCCCCCAGAGTGTCTAGAAAAATTTGCAAAGTCTTGAACATTCTCAACACTAAACGGATAGCTGTCGTCCCACGACTTTTGGCTATAAAGAAACTCCCATTCTTTGCTTTGTATTTCTGGATAGTCTGCTGGAGCAATATCCTTATCACCAGTCAGCTTGATTACCTTTTCACGCAAAGCTTTCATTTTTTCTTCAATGACTTTGTTGTCCTCTTCAGCATGTGCCATAGCTTCTTCAACTTGTAACTGATATTCAGTAGTGTGCCCTTGCTTGATAAGTTCCTCTAATCTGTCGGCTATTCTAATAGCTATGACTTCATCAACTTGATGACCACTGTTCTCATGCCAAAGACCATAATCATCTTCGGATATCTCATCAGTATTTTCATACACATATTGAGCTAGTCTTCGCCACCACCAAACATTATTGCGAAAGTACACACCTTTGTTGTCATCTTCATATTTCTCAGATTGCTCAAAGTATGCTTTTCTTTCCTCGCCTGATGGCTCAGTATTCCAATCAATCTCAGGCTTAACACTGCCCTCTTGTATTGTTGGATTCAATCCATATACATCAAAACCCATAATCATATCCTCTCTTTTTTGTTTACTTACATCTCCCATGATATCAAAGATGACAGGAATGTAAAGACATTACATGTAAACAAATTACCTTAATGCCTGAAGCATTTGAAGGAGGCAGGCTTGCAAAAAACCGGGGTATCCTATCCTTATATATAACAGACCAAGATCCGTCGGGGCAACGGGACGGCGGGGCGTGAGCCACAGGCTTCTCCAGTACGGTGCTTTCTTCTCAGACCCTGGACGCTGGGGTTTTTATATATAAAGAACAAACGGGACGGGGTTGTTGTGGGACGGCGGGACGAGCTTCAGGAAGGAGGCGTCCTGGTCAGGTTACATCCTGCGTAATATATATGACTCACGATCCTAGCGAAACGGCGGGACGGGACGGGCTTCAGGAGTGATGATGAACGCAGCGTGGATCCTGGGGATGGGATGCCTGGATCAGTATATTATATAAGTTATCGACGTCGGGACGGGACGGCGCGGGACGGGACAACGATACTGCGACGCCTGGCTCACGGATCTCGAGAAGTTCCAGCTCGGTCTGCGAGGCATGTGCATTAAGAATACGAACGGTACCACCAGCCTGTTGATGGTTTAAATGCCAGTTAACCTGAAACTTAGACAGTCCACAATTCTTAGCATCTGTTGCCTTTAATTCAAGCCAAAAAGAACGACCTTCAATACACCCATAAACATCAGGTATTCCGTTGATTGTAGAGGATTCTATACGAGTTAAATGCCAGTCTTTCCTACCTTTCTGAAGTAGGTTAATTTTTTTCCATAATTTGGATTCTTTAGTTGACATTTAGTCAGTATATCTTTTGAGGTTAATTTATTATACGATTATAACATGGAACAAAAAATCGACAAATATGGCAATCTAACTATATCACTTTTTGATATTTTAGACCAACAAGATGACGCTAAATTCATTTATTTTTATTTAGGGTTAGACAGGCGTATTAAAAAAATTATTGAAAATGCTTTTTATGTTGCTTATACCAAAAAATTACTAGACAAAGATAATCCAGAAATAATTCACCATGAAGAAAATGGTTTAACTCACATTGAAGTACACCCACAGGATATTATAAGAAATATTGAAATAATTAAAAAAATTTTAACCACTGACGTGTTTGAAGATGAAAACGAATAAACCAAAATATCCCCTATATATCGTAATATGGAAAGACCATATTGGTAATGCTTCTTGGCAAAGTGTTGAAGAAATTCACAAAGAAAAATATATATTAGCCTATAGTATCGGCTATCTATTAGCTGAAGATAAAGAATGTGTAAAATTATGTAATACTTACACCTCGGATGGTGGTTGGGGTGGATTAGATCTTATTTTAAAATCTTGTATTGTGGAAAAGTTTGAATTAGAAATACTTGATTAATCGTTACCCTGGACAATTATAGTATTAGCTCCAATTTTATCTTCAAGTTCTTTTAGCCTATTTTCTAATTGTTCTCTACTCATACCCTCTAAAGTATTGTGAGTTATCTC